TACTTATCGTTATGAAAAAGAACATAAGTGTACAGTACTAGCCGAAGCTCTTAAGACTCCTCCAACTAATATTGCTGATGTACCATTTACAGAACCTACTCCAGCCATGCCAGATGAGTATAAAATAGCTGGTAATTCAATACAATCTTACCATAATTACTATAATGGTGAGAAGCAAAGAATGTTTAATTGGAAGAAAAGGCAAGCTCCTTCGTTTATAAATAACTATAATATATTATCAAAGGAATAATATGCCTTTATATGATTTTAAAGATACAAACACAGGTGAAGTATTCGAGAAGTTTATGAGTATTGCATCTAAAGAAGAGTATTTAAAAGATAATCCACACATAGAATCAGTACTTGGTTCTAACCCATTGATAGATCCTGTAAGACTAGGTGTCCGTAAAACAGACCAAGGTTTCAAGGAAGTCATGCAAAAAATCCACGCTAGATCACCAGGATCAGAACTCAATAAAACATTCAATACGTAAGGAGCTATATGGCTAGACGTAAGGCAGCGTCTCACCCGGAAGGTGTTACGCAACCACAAAAAAGTAATTCATTGACAATTAAACCCGATATGCTAGTAAAGATTGATCCATTAACTGAGAACCAAAAAAAGTTCTTTGATGCCTATAAGTTAGGTAGTTACTTTATAGCGCTACATGGGGTTGCAGGTACAGGTAAAACATTCTGTGCCTTTTATAAAGCAATAGAAGAAGTATTAGATAAAGGTAATTTCTTTAAAAAGATTATTATTGTAAGATCTGCGGTACAATCTAGGGATATGGGTCATTTACCTGGAGATGTTGCTGAGAAGATGGAAATCTATCAACAACCATATAAACAGATTTGTGAAACTTTATTTGGTCGGTCAGATGCTTACCAAAGATTAGAAGAACAAGGATACGTTAAGTTTATATCTACATCATTTATTCGTGGTATGTCATTTGATGACGCTATCATTATTGTAGATGAAATGCAGAATATGAACTTTGAAGAGATAGACACTGTCATGACACGAGTCGGTTATAGATCGAAAATCATGTGGTGCGGTGACTATAGGCAAACAGATTTAAGGAAGGCGAATGATAAATCTGGCTTGCTTAAATTTTTCGATATTGCTCAACATATGCAGTCGTTTGAGCGTATTGAATTTACAGTAGACGATATTGTAAGATCTAGTTTAGTTAAAGATTATATTACAGCTAAACTAAGATATGAAGATCTCGTTGAAGAACATTAAGGAGAAACTTATGGACGGTTTATTAACAATGGTCATGGATTGGGCAAAAGCTCGTTGGGCCGAAAGAACATCATGGGATGGCGCTGCGCTAATTGCTGTAGGTGTATTAGCACTAGTTGCTCACCCTCTTGTTCATGTAGCAGCTTGGGCAGCCATTGTCTGGGGTGCATGGACATTATGGAAAAAAGAAAAATAAGGGAGTAAAAGATGTCATTTGAATTCGATTTCACACAAGCAAAACTAGAGGACCTTTTGAAGGGAAACAAAGAAGTGTCATCTTGGCATGAAGCAATGGTTGAATACTTTCCTAAATTCGAGATTACTACAGCTCCAAGAGTTGCGGCATTCATTGCGCAGTGTGGACACGAATCAAGGAATTTTACTGTACTCACAGAAAACTTGAACTACTCGGCCGAAGCATTAGATAAAATATTTCCAAAGTATTTTAAAAATGCTGGCCGAGATGCTCAAGAATACCATAGACAACCAGAAAAAATTGCCAATGTAATCTATGCTAATCGTATGGGTAATGGTGATACAGAATCTGGAGATGGTTGGTTCTATAGAGGAAGAGGCCCAATCCAATTAACTGGTAAGGATAACTATACAAACTTTGCTAATGATTTCTTTGATGATCCTGAAACAGTTATGGATGATCCTGATCTACTATGTGACCACATACCAACCGCTTTATTAGCTGCTATTTGGTTCTGGAACAAGAATGGACTAAATAAGTATGCTGATGAAAAAGATATTAAAGGTATGACAAAGAGGATCAATGGTGGATATATTGGTTTAGAAGATAGAATCAAGCACTATGATCATGCTATGGAAATCTTAGGATAATAAATGTTAAAACATAACGATGGTTTAAAAGAAATTGGTGTTAGTTTATTCTTAATACTTACAGTTTTATTATTAACCAGTTGTGATAAGGCTGAAGAGCCTGTAGTACTAGAAACTGAAGAAATAGTAATCACACTAGAGGACACCGGTGATGATACTAAATATACTGAAGATGGAAGAAAGTTACCTACTTTAAAGAAAAAATATCAATAAAGTAGTGTACTTTAATTCGTAACTATGATATAATATCTATATAATGAAGAATTTTATACATCATGAATACCCTGTGATCAAACGTATTGATACCGATAATGGTAGATTATACGAAGTTCCAAATGGGAATCGTTACCCATCCGTTACGACTGTAACCGGCAAATTAAACGAAGCTGCAATTAAAGCATGGCGAGATCGCGTTGGTGAAGACGAAGCGAATCGTATATCGAACAGAGCAGCGAGTAGAGGTACTCAGATCCATGAACTATGTGAATCCTTTCTCAAAGGCGAGCCTCTACAAGTTGATATGTTTAACCATGATATGTGGACATCTTTGAAACCTCATGTTGATAAGATTGATAACATACATGCGTTAGAAAATATGTTGTATACTGATAAGCTTGAAATGGCTGGTACGGTAGATTGTATCGGTGAATATGATGGTGAACTATCTGTCATCGACTTTAAGACTGCAAAACGTCCTAAAGAAGAATCTAAGATTGAAAATTATTTCATTCAGGCTACAGCTTACTCTCTAATGTTTGAAGAGATGTACGGGATTAAAATACCTAATATAGTTATATTAGTCGGCGTGGATGATGAACTGCCGCAGGTATTTAAAAAGAAACGTAAAGATTATATACAAAAGCTAGTTAAATTGCGTTTAAACGTAAAAAACAATGTACTTTAATTAGTATCTTTGATATAATACTAAATAAGGAAGTAACTATGAAACCAAGAGTTATTGTACTTGCAATTTTTATTTTATTTGTTTTATCGATAGCAATCTTTGAAACAGAACCAGATGCTAAAACATCATATCAAGAAGACCAGATAATACGATATTCTCAACTTGATGAATCAGATCGAAGACAAGTTGAGTGTTTGGCACAGAATATATATTACGAAGCTAGAGGTGAAAGCGAAGACGGACACATTGCTATAGCTCTCGTAACAATGAATCGATCTTTAAGTAAACTATATCCTGATGATGTATGTCATGTTGTTAGAGAAAAGCTTGGAAAAACCTGTCAATTTACATGGTGGTGCGATCCAAATCTAAGAAGTAAAGCGACAACATACAATTATACAAAATTAGAAAGAAAAGTATATGATGATATTAGGGAACTCGCATTACATTTATATGTCAATCGAGATAATATAGAAGACTTGACTGGAGGTGCAATCTTTTATCATGCTAACTACGTTAACCCACGTTGGAAGTATAAAAAGACAGCACAAATAGGAAAACATATTTTTTATAAAAGAAAGTAGGAGTTTAAATGGAAAACGAAGATGTAGTGACGACGAACCTACTCAACAATCTTACTAATAACGTTCATATCAATGCAGTAACATCTTCAGTGACAACACATGAAGTATTCCTTGATATGGATATTGAAGATCCACATAAGTATCGAAATCTTATTTCATTGCTTATCAATGCCCAAGCTAATGATCGTATTCATTTATACATCAATAGTAATGGTGGAAATTTAGATACTGCAATAGCAATCATTAATGCTATGATGGTTTGTCAAGCAGAGATAACAGGATTTTTAATGGGTGCATGCCATAGTGCTGCTTCTATTATATCAATGTATTGTCATAATATACATGTATTTGAAACAGCGTATATGATGATACACACTGCATCTTTTGGTAACTTTGGTAACACAACAACTGTGAAGACTCAAACAGACTTTACTGTTGAACAAGTTGAGAAGTTATTGGATGATGCTTATAGAGGTTTCTTAGATAAGAAAGAATTAAACGAAGTGAAACAAGGTATTGAACTTTGGTATGATTCTGAAGAAATTCGTAAGAGACTTAAAAAGCGGGTAGCGATCTTAGATGCTGAAGAAAAGAAAGCTGTCAAAAAATTAAAATAAAAGGTAGGAATATTATGAGTGAATTGAGTGTTAAAACTGTACAGAATGGTTTTATTGTTACTGATGTAGATCTTGGTGAAGAGTATATCTTTACTAAAGAGTTTCAAGTGATTAGATTTTTAAAAGAAAGATTTAAAGCAGTGAATGGAGCTGCAAATGACTAAACTATTAGCAGACCTCTACCGTAGAAAAGAAGTAAAGAAATTAGAAGTTATTAAAGAAGGTTTAGTAGTTCGTAAAGCAGAACTCGATAACTTCTTTGAAGAATACCTAGAATTATTTGATGAAAAGATGAGTGCTATTGAAGATCAATCTCATCCTATATGGAAAGCATATAAGGTAAGATATAAAGAATGGCAAAAAATCAATAGTGACTTAAAACTTGCTAACTACTATATGGGAATGGTTTAATGCAAGGCAAAATGTTTAAAAATACTCAAGAGTTTGCTATCTATATTGATGGCATTGTATCAGAAACAGGCATGACCCACATGGAAGCTGTGCTAAAATACTGTGAAGAAAACTTTATTGATCCAGAAGATATAAGTTCTATGGTGAATAAAGCTTTAAAGCAAAAGATTGCTGTGAATATGATGGATGAAAACATGCTACCAAAACGGGCCAGGCTTGATGTATGACAGGGTTTAAAGCTTTTAGATATTATATTGCATTAAAACTACATTTTACAAAAGACAAATTTAACGTATTCGAAAATAAAGGTCATATTAAAGGATCTTATTCAGCATTCGAAGCACGAAACGATAAATACTTATTTGAGAAACTCGCAAGAAAGTTTCCAAAAGACCAAGATATCATACAGTTCATTGTATCTAATCTTTCTATCGGTAACGATAATATCATATATGGTATGGAAGAAGCCGAAGAGAATTATATACAATGGCAAAAAAGAAAGCAAAGTATTACACAAACCTTTCTAAATGATATAAATACTATACAATTAGAATCTGAGAAGAATAATTATAATTTAGATCAGATAATTAATTGTACATTAAATCAGTTTCCGGTTATAATAAAACTATATCTTGGAAAATTGATATGTATGGAATCAATTGTTATATTAAATGATTTCGTACCAATGATAGCTAGATGGAAGGAAGAGCCATCATTGATGTTACTAGAGAATGATATATTACGTATTGAAAAGCTCAAAGGCTTTGTCAAATACAATCGTGATAAGATTGAGAAACAAGTTAATGAATTTCTTACGACAATATATTAAGATTAATACTACGCAAATACTAAGGAAATACTATGGATATTAATACGTTACGACAATCCCGCAATCAAGACTTCAGTCAGATCTCATCTGCATTTGAATCTATCGCAAACCCAGGTCAGCAATCAAGTAATTCATATGAAGATAGCCGTATCTGGAAACCAACACCTGATAAAGCAGGTAATGCTACTGCAACAATCCGCTTCTTACCAAAACATCCTGATGATGAATTACCATGGGTAAAAGTATTCTCACATGGTTTCCAAGGCCCTACTGGTCGTTGGTACATTGAGAATTCTTTGACAACTCTAGGTGAAAATGATCCAGTTGGTGAATTGAACTCTAAGTTATGGAACTCTGGTGTAGAAGCTAATAAAGAAATTGCAAGAAAACAAAAACGTAGATTACATTTCTACTCTAATGTTTTAGTTCTTGCTGATCCTGCAAACCCAGAAAATGAAGGTAAAGTTATGATCTTTAGATATGGTAAACGTATCTTTGATAAGATTATGGATAAAGCTAAACCTACATTTGAAGATGAGAAACCTGTAAATGTATTTGATTTATGGGAAGGCGCTAACTTTAAACTTAGAATGAAAAAAGTTGAAGGTTATCCTAACTATGATTCATCATCTTTCTCAGAGCCTGTATCAGTTGCTCCGTCAGATGAACAAATCTTAGAAATTGTTAATCAACAATATAGACTAGGAGAATTCCTAGATCGTAAGAACTTCAAATCATATGAAGAACTTAAAACTAAACTTGATCAAGTACTCAGTGGAGATGGTGGCGTAGCTGCTTCTGCTTCTGATTTAGTACAAGAAGATATACCATCACAACCAGCTCCAGAATATAGAGCAGCTCCTGCTCCTGAACCTGTAGCTTCGGCAGCACCTGAACCCTCACTCAGTTCAGATGATGACGATGATGTAATGAGTTATTTTCAAAAGATAGCGGATCAAGACTAAGAAAAAGGGGCTTCGGCCCCTTTCTTATTAAAACGATGATGCTGCAGATTCCATCATCCAGTTTCCTTTATAGTATGCTGAAACTGTATTATCATTATTTCTAACCTGTGGTCTAATAAAGTTATTAGATGTTTGAGTACTTATATTAGTATTTGTTGGAGCATTAATATTTGTACCGCCTCCACCTTTGCCTGAATTTCTATCATAATCTGATATTTGTTTACTTGTATCTGAAACTACATCTCCAGTTTTTGCATCATATACAACACCTCTTTTCATAATATATTCGCCTGGAGGAAGATCTTTCATTTTTTCTCTCAAACTCAAGCGTCTTTCATCAATCATTTGTCTGCGTTGAGACTTATTATTTTTTCTAGTAGCAGCTACTGCTCCAGCAGGATCGGCAGATTTTGCTATATCTCCTGCTGCAACTACTTGTTCTTCAACGTGTTCACTATCAACATCATCAAATCCACCCATTCCACGGGCAAGTTTTTCCATACCAACACCAGCTTTTTCTAGGTCTGGACCTAATGCTGCAATTTCTTGTAAGTTTTCTACAGTAGATTTTTGACCAGTCACTGCTCTAAATAAACCACCAACAAGATTAGTTACCCCTGCTACAGCTTCACCGGCACTAAATGCTATTAAGCCTGCAGCAATTGCACCAAGACCTAGACCAACTGCCATCATATTTCCAGCATCTAATACAGATAGTCTTTCGATAGATTCTACTATCTTATCCATAAATCCTGTAATTGCACCAGCTATTGTTGTAATCAAATCAGTAATGACTCCACCAATACGGACAATCATTTCTGGAATACCTTTAATAAATTCTATGAATACACTTCCCAACATTTTAACTACATCAGATAATACTGGGGCCAGTTTTTCCATGAATGGAGCCATATAACCTAATGCTTTACCGATACCCATAAACGCTAATGTTAAAGCACCTAAACCTAATAAGACTGGAGGAGCAGCCAATGCTGCTAATGCAGGTACCATAGCCAATATACCTTGTGCTAATCCTTGGCCAATTGATTTTGCAAGTATTCCTAAACCTTTTCCTAATCCAGCAATACCTTTACCTAAAAATCCTAATCCTGCTCCAATTCCTTTAAGTAATCCACCTCCTTTAGGTGTATCTTCTCCGCCACCGGTTGCACTTGAACCACCTGTATTTTCAACAATTTGTTCTAATAGTTTTGTTTGATCATCGCGGGATTTTATATCTTCTCGTTCTTTTTCAGATAATCCTTTACTATCCTTTTTGCCCTCTTTAATATTTTCTTTTTGTTTTTCTTTAGATTCAAAAGCTGTTAAAGATGTCATTTTTGCTAATGCATTTAATTTTTTACCACGACCACCTTTCTTTTCAGCAGCTTTTTGTGCAGTCTCTTCATCAATACCATTATCCATCATAAACTGCTTATCTTTTTCAATAGCACCTTCTAATTTTGCTTGTTCTCTTCTTGTTGCTTGTTCTTTAGCGGCTTCTCCTCTTAATTGGAAACCTTGTTTTAATTTATTGAAAACACCTTTTACTTCAGGTACTTCACCAGCCATAACTCTGGCTTTAATTCTATCGGTACGTGCTTTTCGAGCTTCAAAGGCTTGGTCTATTATACCACCGCCTCCTTGTTTAACAATTCCAGTTTTATCTAAGAATCCTCGAGGAGTTAAAAAGTTAGCAACGCCGCTGACTGCCCCGCCAACGCCACGCTTAACAGCGCCACCTATATTTCCAGCAATAGTATTATGAACTTTTCTTTCTCTTTGTTCATCTAATATTGTTCTATTTTGCTTTGTTATAGTTTCTTTAAAGTCGCCTGCAGCAATCTTTTTGAGTTCTTTGGTTATTTCTTTATCAGACATACCTTTAGAACGCAAGTCTTTTGAAAGCTTATCATTGACTTTTGTTTGTGATTCAATAGCCTTTGTTTGCTTTTCTGAATGCTGTAATAACTTTTGTAGTATTTCTTTCATTAAGATTTACTTTCTCTCTTTTGTTTCTCTTCTTCTAAGAATTGTATAAGCATAGCAACGTAGATTTCCCTCTCAAAAGGCATCATATTTTCTATATCAGCTAATGAATAGTTATGATGCTGCATTAATGCAAAGTTTGTTTTATAGTAGTTCTGCAAACTCTCATGAGAGAGATTTATTAAAAAAAACTTTCAAGCCCTCTTAGTGTTTTATTATGTTCTTTATTACAAACTGGACACTTATATTGTATTGAATGTTCTAGCACTGGCATTGTATCAAAGAATTCTCTAATTTTTCCAAACTGTTCACCAGTTAAATTATTTAAAAATTCCATTGTTTCTGCTTTTGGTTGTTCTTTAATATGAAATACTTCATCACTATTATATACTGTATCAATACACTTAGCTATTACATCAAACACTTTTTCATAATCATTTTCTTCAGCATTTTCTAATTCTTTTATAATATCTATTGTTGGATATTTCATTACAACGCCAACATCATCAAACAATTTAATATTACTATTGTGCTTTTCATTCTTAGTAACATTTAACTTAGTTAAGTCTATATTAACAACTGAAACAGCTTTATCATCAGTACATGTATCACATTGTAATGTTAAATCAATGATTTCACCTACAGATTTTGATCTTAATTGTACAAAAATGTACTCAATATCAAATGTTGCTAGTGAATCAACATCTATTTCTTGTTTAACACAAGACTTAATTACTTCTTTAATAGAACTTAGCATTACACCTGGATCTTCTGATTGCTGAGCAATCAATAGTGCTTTTTCTTCTTTTATTAAGAATGGTCTAAATTCTACTTCTTTTCCAGTTGATGGCACCGTTAATTTATAAATTGGTGCTGTATTCATAGGCAAAGCCATGATCTATTCTCCTTTATTATCTAAATCATTAAGTAGTTTATTCAACTCACTTGTACTACCTACAAAGATAGCATTGTTATTAGTAACACCTTCTTTCTTTTCAGAACCTTTAGGGTTATCTAACTTTTGCTTCTTATCATGTAGGCTAAGCAACTGTTCATTCACATCAGCTAGTTGCTTGATTAAGTTACCAACAACCTCAAACGCTCTAGGGTGTTCAGATTGTTTAGCAATCTCTAATGCATTCATTAATGCATCTTGTCCTTGAACTAATAAGCCGTGAAGATTATCACGAGACCTATCATAATCAAAGTCAATATTCTCTTCTATCTTTTTAGACTTAGGTGGTAACACCGATCCGTCTTTCTTTATAACCTCTGTCTTATCCATTGGTTCTACATCGAACACTTTAGACAGATTTTCATCAGTACTCATAATATACCTCTATTAAAATCTATATGAAGCTCCAGATAACTTATGTCCTCCTAATTCAGGAGTTACACTATTACTGTTATAGTCACCTTGAAAGGAGTTAAAATCATTAAAATAATTTGTTGGTAATTTCATTGAATCACCTAAAAATCCTGCAAATAATTTTTCAAAGAATCCTCTATTATCTGGATATTGAACTGTGTCTGTTGATAAGGCTGAAGTCCAATACTTATATTGTAATGTAACGTTTAATTTCATAACATCACGATTTGACGCATCTAATTGAATAGGACCAATATCTTTCAAATACGCTTCATGTAATGTAACCATATATCTTGTATTATCATATATATCAAAGATAGTTATAGTAACATCTCTAGTATAATCTACATAATATCCTGTTTCTCTACTGTATGTATCTATGATTGAACCTTGCCAATCATCAAATAATCTTTTAACATGCATTGAGTTATCAACATAAAATGTCATTGATACTGGTTGAAATAGTTTTTCATATGGCATTTCTCTTACTTCACCATATGTTAATGCAGGACTGGTACCAATTGTTACTCCCGGCATAGAAACTGAATCACAGAATAATAATACTTTTTGTAAATCGACTGCACTACTCATACCAGGTGGCGAAGGTATATTAACCATATACCTATTATTACGCATTAATCCTTCGCTTTTTATCTGTGCTATAAAGTCATTTAACTTTGCCATATTAACCTCTTAATGAGTCTTGCCAGACTTTTTGTTTGTTTGATCCAACAAATTGTTCAACCGGTAATAACATTGCGGTTGCCCAATCATTTGCAGGAATTAATTTTAATTGTGTTTTTACATGATTTGCAAGATACTTCTTAACACAAGGCTGTGCTAGTTTATATCGTGAAACTCCGTCAATAAGACTCCAAGAATATTTTAATCGAGTGGTTTCATCCATGCTTTTATTACTTGCACAATCCATTAATCTTTGTAATAGCATTACTCTCATTTGATATGGCAAATAATGCATATTTAAACCTGTAAATCCTGTAGAATCCTTTGAAAAAGGAAAAACTAAAGGAAACATATCATAATACGGTAAAGTTTCTTTATGTTTTGGATCATATAGAAACATATATAACTTACCCGGCATAGGTCTAGATGTCAATTCTCCACCTCTCATAACTTTTTGAGGAGTTGGTTGCTGAGTACCTAGTAATCTAGCCTGTTGTTGAAACCAATTACGTGATTTTTTAGCCGCAGAAGCTAAATCGTATTGATTTTTACTAAAAATGTCTTTTAAATCTGCCATAATATTATTTATATGCTTATATACCAAGTTCTCGTTCTGTTATTATTTTAAATTCATACCCTCGGTCTTTACACCATTCCTCTGCAGCCTTCCATTTTGATTGATTTTTAACAAATGTTAAGGATTCAGTAATAAATCGTTTAGTTTTGCGGCCAGGATACTCAGGAGGTTTAGTTTGAGCGTGTGGTTTAATTTCTACGATATAAGTCTTAATAGAACCATCAGTTTGTTTCACTTTTATCCTAAAATCTACAAAATAACGATGTATTCTATTATCTGTGTGACACCGATAAGGTATAATTGTTTCTTCTGATGACCATTTAACGATTGCAGGGTTACGATCACACCATAAGGCGAAACGAGTTTCCCAACTTGATCTCATAATAATACTTGTTGGGTCACCTTCGTACTTCTCAGGATAAATTGGTTTGTAACGTCTTTTATGATACATATTCCTTATATTTATTATAAATAATATAAAGACTTTTTAGGAAATAGAATGGCATTACAAGATATTGGAAAAAAGGCAAAAGATGTTGCTAGCTCTGTAGGAAAGAATGTTTCTGAAACGTGGAAAGAAGCAAGAAAAAACGCATCAGACTCTACATCTACGCCATTATATGATTTACAAAATACACAATCAACTTATGATAACAAGTATGAAGTAAGCAATCATTCATATCCAGAAGATATTGAAGGCCATAGTGATGAATATGGTCATAACTATGTTGTATTCTATATTAATGTTTCTGAAGATTCTAGATTAGTAAAAGACGCAGATAGAAATAATGAAAAGCTTTTTGTTGAAGATGTTCCACCAAGAATTGTTTCTGAATCTACCGCACAAGTTCAAAGAGGAACTGCTGGGCAAGCAGACGCATATGCTATAGCACCTGCTGCAGCAAAAGGTATAGCAGGTTCTGGATTACTTAAAGTATTAACAGGAAGTGGTGAAGTGAGTGCTGCTACACTAGGTCTTACAGCAGTTGGCACTGGAGCTGTTGCACTTTCTGCATCAAATTTCCAGAATAAAACACGCAGATTAAAAACAGCAATTAAATTGCATATGCCTAATCAATTAAATATTAGATATAGCGCAAACTATCAAGAAGAAGAAGTTTTAGATGATGCACTAATAGGCACATTAGGCCAAGCTGGAGCTGGAATGTTATTTGGTGCTGAAAACGAAGCTAAAGATACGCAAGACAAGGAACTAACAAATAAATTTGCATCAGGTATTGCTGCATTTGCATTGCAAAAAGATATGCCTGGTGGTAAAATGCTACAACGATTAGGAAGAATTGCACCTAACCCTCGTAAAGAACAATTATTTAAAAGTGTAGATGTTAGAACATTTCAAATTGATTATCAATTTTTTCCACGTTCACCTACAGAA